TTGTTTGGTGGATTTATGCTAATGACATTTATTAAGCCAAAGACAATTAACGAATCGTTTACACGGGGCGCTGTTTCTACAGGTTCCGCAATTATTTTTGCTGACCCAATTCTCCAAATAACAAATGCACCGCAAAATTGGGAGTTACAAATTATGTCAGGCGCGGTGATTGGTTTTGTGGCTTACTCGGTTCTTGGGGCAATTGCGCGGTTTTTTGACAAGAACTCTGACTCAGACATTGTTGATATGGTTAATCAAGTCAAAGGAAAAGAACCTACGAGGAAAAAATGATTAGTCTTGCGCTCACAATAAATTTTGTTTGCCATATACTTATTTTTATAGGCGCACTTTATATTGCTGTGTATAACGACAAATTGCCTATCTGGCATAAAACGCCGTTATGGTACGCCGGTCTATCTTGTTTGCTCACGGCTATTACTATTATTTTAGGCGGTTTTTTTGGACAAGATTTTCCAATGTCTTATGCTAACATTGGTGTTGTTGGCGAAACCGCTCTGAACATTTGCCTTGCGTACATTGCTGTGCATTTCTTTATTGATACTGTGCGCAAAAAATATCCGGCTTTGTTTGCTCTGTTCAAAAAATGAACGCTGTTCTGGAACGCCTAGAAACCAGCGACCAAGGCACGTTTGGTCGCATAACCTTTGGCGATACGACGCTGTTCACTGGCGAATTGCCGGATCGTAATAACGCTTCAAATATCTCCTGCATACCTACCGGTATATACACTTGCCGCTGGACTTACTCTCCAGCGTTTAAGCGGCCTATGTACCTTGTCGATAATGTTCCAAATCGTTCTGGTATCCGCATACATTCGGCAAATTTCATGGGCGATAGGTCATGTGGCCTTAAATGCCAACTTTACGGCTGTATAACGCTCGGTGAACGCCTTGGCGCAATGGACGGTCAAAAGGCTACACTTCTCTCTGCCGTTGCTGTACGGCGCTTAGAAACGGCCATGAAACGCCAAGCATTTCAACTGGAGATTGTCTCATGTTAGCACTTCTAGGTTCAATATTTAGCGGCGGTCTAACCGGCTTGCTTGGAGTGGCGTTTCAACGATTTTTCGACTTCCTAAAAGTTAAGCAGGAAATCGAAATGAAGAAAATGGAATTTGACCACGAAGTTAATATGCGCCGGATTGACGGAGAAATGCTGGCTCAAGAGTGGGCGGCTAGGACTCAGGTGGCGACTATTGAAGCTACGGCTAAAGAGAATGTGGCGGCTGAAGCCTCATTCTCGGCATCGTTCAACAGCGAACCAAAGCAATACAGCGCAAAGGTTAAAATCGGACCTGTGACCGGCTTCTTTCTGGTGCTGCTGGACTTCTTGCGCGGTATTGTGCGACCCGGACTTACAATTTACCTATGCGTCATTACGACCATGATCTACGTCGAGGCTAGAACCATCATGGCTGGTGTGGCGTTTGCCACGGCAGACGCCATTCGCGTCCACGACTTGATCGTCAGCACTATTCTGTATCTGACGACGACTTGCGTTCTGTGGTGGTTTGGGACACGGAACTCACAAAAGGCTCCAGGGAAATAGTGTTTTTCAACAATGGCAATATGTCGTTTAAACGCATAACTACGCGCCAATCTTGTCCATTTTGCCTAAACGCGACCACAGGAACATCTTCATCCTGACAACAGGCTTCAACCTGTTTACACCACTGCATAATGGCTAATGTCTCACGGCGCTTTACTTCAATACGATATTTGCCAATCTGAATATCGTCGCCGCTGTCTCTTGCTTGACCTAGCTTGCGTTTAATCTCTATGCCAAGAGCCTTAGACAATAACGCGCTTAGTTCGCGTTCTGCTCCAGCGCCTTTGTTGCGCGACATTTTACCGCCCATGTATCACCTTAAAATGGTATTGGATCATCATAAAAAGGCTTATCTTCAGCAGCAGGAGTTACCTTTTTAATTTTAGATTTTGGAATTTTAGTCTTTATTTCATGCACAATGCCTTTTGTCACAATGTCTGAAGGCAACATTTCAAGTTCTTTTGATTGATAATGACCTTCGCCGTTCTTAAACGTCTTTCCAGTTACCTTATGCTGGTATTCAACATATCCTTCTGCTGCATCTACAGCGTCGGCAAACGGCACCAGCGCGGGAATAAACATATGGTACTGACAACCGGCATTTTGCTTTTTCTCAGTAATTGTCATTTTATGATACTCACAATGCCATTTACCTTCTGACTGCGGCGTAGCATGTACACAAGTGCGACAATTTACAGCCGCCAATTTGTCTTGGTGACATAACTTGTAAAAGTCGCACATCTTACATTCCCAATAAGCCGGGTCTGCGCTAATGCGTTCTGGTGGCTGCGCTGCGCTGATAATGCGATTGGCGCGTTCATATATCTTTGCATAGGCCGCTTTATTGAAGTGTACCCATTCGCCATAAATATCATCCGTATCCTTGCAAACGGCAAAGTAATAAGCGCGGTCCAGCTTCATCAGGGCCATATAGACTTGCATTTGCGCCCAATGGCGCGGCTTGCTTTCTTCAACGCCTTTCTTTTCAAGATCGGCAAAAGACTTAGTGTTGTGTGTCTTTACTTCTAAGACAGCCCAGGTTTTAGGGCTTTCCTTAAAACCAATTCCAATGCCGTCAACGCTTCCGCCAAAATGGCCTGACTCGTCGCGGCACTCGATCTGCTTGCCGTTATCATCGGAATGAACTTCAACGCCAATCGCCTTCAACTCTGCAAGCACCCGCGATTCCTCGCGCTTGCCGGTATCAAACAAGCGTTTAATACGCCATTGAAAATCAGGCAGTTTGGCCCACCGAAAGGTAAGCCAAACGTGCCTGTCACAGTTATGGCCGATAACACTTGCCCCAAGGTGGGGTCTATAGTCCTCTTTTTTTGCCGCATACCAGTCTGCGATGGCTTGGGCGGTTCCGTGTTGGGACTGGGGCAAGTAGGCCATGGTTACTTCTCCCAGGGTTTCTTGCCACTAGACGCTGCGGCAGCTTTAGCTTTTGGCGCAGCGACAGCACCATCGGGTTCGTAACCATAAATGCGATTGCGCGTTTCGTCTTTACTATCCAATCCAACGTCGATCACCAGCGGAATGTCATGCAGTTCTTCCGTCTGCTGTAATCGAGTTCCAGACGCAATTCCAACCGCCGCGCAAATGGCGTTTAGTTCCTGTCGCGCAATATCTTCAGCCGTCTTGTTTGGATTGCTGAGATTAAGATTTTGCCAAATCCTGCGGCCACTGTGATCTCCTTCAATAATCTGAAATGTCACAGCCAAATACTCGCCAGTACCGGCCTTGGTAGGCTTGATAGCGGTATTGTTTATGATAGCGCGGTATTTGCCCTTCGGCAGCGCATCAAAAGACCGCTTCGTTTGTACTTCTTCGCCAACTTCATACGAAAATGTAGGCATTGCACGTTTCCTTTATTTTGTGGTGGTGATTGCGTTTTCAAAGGCTTCCCAGGTGAGCGGAATCTTGTCTGGTAAGCTGTATCTATTCTTAGCCATATAGGCGGGGCGCTCATTGCAATGAAGTAAGCGTTCGCCCGTTCCAATGCCTCGCGCTATTGTTTTGTTAAATCCAACCTCCTCTTTTGTTACGACTGTCTTGTAATTGGCAAACATGACCGCATCAGCCCATTCTCGAATTAGCGAATTAGACCTGTCCTGCAATTTTGGCTGGTAACGGTCGTATGGTTCTGTTTCTGGACTATCAAAGCGTTTGATTGTGCAATGCGCGAGTAGGATCACAATCATACCCTTGTCATTACGCAGCGCGTTTAAACCATGTAGAATTTGACGCCACTGCTCGGCGGCAATAATAGCGCCTTTGCCATAAGCCAGGTCTTTTGCGTCATGGCTATTTTCCACTTCAGTCCATAAGAAATTCTCAAGCCAATCCAAACTGTCTATTACGACTGTCTTAAATTTATGCTTCTGCTCGTACAGTGAGCCGATGGCTTCTAATACGTCAGTCGTGCTTTTCGCTAAAGGAAAGTGATCTACTTCTAAACTTCCCAATCCATCTTCTGTAGGAATAAAAATAGGCGCTGGTGCGCCAGCGGCAAAAGTGCTTTTGCCAATGCCTTCCACGCCATAAATCATAAGCCGTGGCGAGGATATACTTGTATTTTTTTTGATGCTGTTTAGATCAAACGCCATCGACTTTCTCCAATGTGATGTGGGTTTTGTATGGCTTCAGCGTTATAGCTTGTGCCAGTTTTTTCCAAAGGTCAGGACGTTCATGCCTGATCTGCTTTAATCGAGGCTCATTCGCTTCAACCTTTGTTTTTATAGGACGTTCGGACTCAGGCCAACTTTGAGTCAATTGTTGCAGCAACTTCAAGTCTGCTTTGTAATTTAACTTACTCGTTGCAATACAGCGCGTTGTGTTGGTCAACATTGTCACGCTGCGCCCTTCTTCTTTTACAGTAATCAATTTTAAAATTTGACGTTCTATTTCGTTGCGTTTTGCGTTCGCTTCTGTCTCTGCACGTTTCGCGTCGTGCCACGCTGTAATTAGTTCGATCACGTTCATGTTCACCTCGTTTGTTATAGCGCGGTGACATTATTTGAGTGTTTTATAAAAAGCAACACCTTATTTTTGTGTGTTGACTATTTTGAGACATGCAAATATCTTGCAATTTCCACCACATATAGGGGTTTGCAAATGACACAAATCAAACATAAACGCGAACCAGCATATTCAGTAATTCTTGCATTAGGTGGTGTACGGGCAACAGCTCGCATACTAGATATTGCGCCTAGTGCTGTGAGTAGGTGGTTATTACCCCGCAAAAAAACCAAGGCTGGATTGATTCCGCAAGAGCATTGGTCGCGCATCCTAGAACATTGCAAGCTGAATAAAATTAAACTCACTGTCTCTGACCTAACGCACATTAGGTAGGTCAAATATGAAAAATAGTGAGTTTTTGTCTGCGCTCGGCGGCGCAGACGCAGATCAATATTTATGGGTTGCACACTTTGCATCCGACCCAGGCCAAGCTACGCAAGGTCAATGGGCGGGGCGTATGTATCAGCACAAGGAAAATCAAGCTAGTCTGATTGATACAGTCGCCAATCAAAACGCTTATTTTAGCCCTAGCGTCCTTTCCGGCTTAGATGAAAGCGGATCGTTTAAACGCTCTAAAAATCATTTTTATCGGTTATCTGCGCTAGGCGTAGATGACGTACAGCTAGACGACATAAACGGTCAGGTGTCTTGGATATTTGAAACAAGTCCACAGAATTATCAAGCTGGCATACTGATTGACGAAACAGACACAGACGCAACAAATCTGGCGCTTGTTGATGCCGTTATGTCTGAACTCGCAGACAAAGGATTTATCAAAGCCGACAAATCAGGCAACAACGCTGTTCGTTATATGCGGTTGCCGTCAGCCTCAAATACCAAGCCACGCGAAAGCGGCGCGTGGCAAGTCAAAGTCATACAAGCTAATCTGGCAGATAAATACTCGCTTGCAGATGCTTGCGCTGCTTTTGGCATAGACCTAGAAACCTTGCGCGGCAAGCCGTCAACAATAAAAGAGAATATTAAACAAGTCACCGGCTCAAGCCATGCTGAACTTATAGCAGCCTTGGCGCAGGATGAGCCAAGAGATCGCAGTTACCATGACCCGCTGCTAAAGCTATCAAGCAAGCTAATTAGTGCCGGTTTGAACGCTGGCGCAGTTGTCGAGCATTTGCGCGGCCTCATGCTTGCGGTAAAGCCGCAAGACGTTGCTGAGGTCGCCAGGTGGCAGTCACGCTACGAAGAAATACCGCGCATGGTGACTGGCGCTCAAAAGTTTGCGCCTGAAGCAAAATATCAGCCTATACCAGAAACAGGCTTGTTGCTTGATATAAACACGCTTGAAAGCCGGTCAAAAGCCGTCAAATGGCTTGTAAAAGGCTTTATTCCAGCCGATAGCATGGGCGTACTATTTGGTGCTTCTGGCGCGTACAAGTCATTCTTGGCAATAGACTTAGGCTTGCATATTTCGCATAGCCTTAATTGGGTAGGTCGTAAAACAAAATCTGGCCCAGTTGTATATGTAGCTTCAGAAGGCGGTGCTGGTAT